CTGATCACCCAACTGAAGCTTGACATATTCAATTAAGTTTTGCTTGAGTTGGGGTAATGTATTTTCGCTCATAGGGAACTCCGTTCCCTATATTTAGCTGTCACCAGCTCTTGAGGATCACCAAATTCTCAGTACCACGTCCGTTAAATGCAGTTTCTGTGGTCTTGATGTCCTTGAACAGTTTACGAGCAGCTGGCTTGCCTGCTGCCTGCATAGCTTTAATAGTTTCGGCTGGCTTGCGCACAGTTTTCTGCTGGGTTTCCGCTGTGCCGAATCCAATGATGGCATTGTTTTTCACAGTAAACACCTTGGCATACTCGTCGGCCACAACATGAATCAGCTTGCGCTTTTTGGTGTCATACAACCAGGCTTCGGTCTTGTCCACTAGGCTTGCAGCTGGCAGGCTCTTCAGCTTGAGTTCCACAAACTCTGTACAAATCTTGAACTTGGCTGCTTTCTTCTCAGGTGGCACTGCTTTGACCTGTCGCGGCTTGCGTTCCACTTTCTTGATCTGCACATATGCACCGCAGTCGTTGATCACAGTTTCACAGAACTTCACAGCATTGCGCAACTGGATCTTGGAGAGGAATCTATAGCCTTCAGCCAGGTGTGCATCTTTGCCTTCCACAGCCAATTCAAACTCAGTCAGTTTGCGCTTCCAGATGTCGCTTAGTACTGAGATCAACTGTGGTGCCACGTTCATGCTACGAATCAAGCTCACAGGTTTGTAGTCCGCTGACATTTTGGCGCCATTGATCACAAACTCGTCAAACATGCCGTCCAGTTCGCCAGCACACTCCGACACCTTTTCACGTAGGCGATCTTGGATGGTGATCTTTGGCACGTCGGATTCCACAGTGGCTTCGGCCTGGGCCTGCTGTTTTGCTGCCAGAATTTCTGCCAACATTGTGTCCAGCTTCACTTGCTCAGCCTCATTTAGTTCCAGACCCACCTGAGTCATGCGGCACAACCATGCAGTGGTTGAGCGAATAGCCGAGTCTGGAACACCTCGCAGAGTACGTACATCAGCCTTGCGTCCATGTGCTTCCAGGTAGCTCACAATCATGTCACGAGCATCTTTTTTGCCGTAAAAATAATTGTACCATGCAAAGGCCTTGCTCATGGAACTGATGCGCCCGGCCATTGGAGCCGTGTGCCAGTCGGGTTCCATGCCCATGAACTTGGTGTCTGGGCTACGGGGATTCAGCAGTTTTACTTGAGCGGTGTTTTTCATATTGGTCCTTACTTAGTGGAGGGCAAATGTTTGACGGCATCAAAAATTGTCAAAGCACGATTGAGATTGAAGTTTTTGTGTTTGTACATATAGGCTTTTTTGCGTTCTGCTATTTCCAGAGCCGCCGCTAGTTTCCATTTTGTGTCAAAATCTACGGACATTATGATTCGCGACATGTCCGCAATGTCCAAGGCATACTCTACCCACTTTTCTGTGGCTTTGACTTTGTCATAGGGTACCACAGCCCGTGATCGATTGGTGCCAGAATACTTTGCAACAAAACTCACAGCTTTCATCACATACCCCATTTAGTAGACAAGCATGTATTATAACACACATAACCTTTTTGGTCAACGATAGCGCAACTGGGCATAAACTAACATTTTCTCAACATTGTCCAAAAGGTCAGTTAGTTTGACTTCAAAACTTTGGGCCCGTACTGTTATCTTGCGCAGGCGCTTGCATTCAACCAGTTCCCGGCTGAGGTCTTGTGCTACTGCACGAGCAGCACCAATCATGCGGTCCAGATCTTCACGGGCCTCATAACTTTGAAACTTATGGGCCTGCCGACTCAGGCTGTCAATACGCTGTAGATATTCATCCATTCCTAATTATAGCACAAGGCGTATTTTTGGTCAAACTTGAATTCGCTAAATACTCTACTATGCCCAAACTCAGCCTTTACCGCCCTAATCGTACCAGAGATTACCAGTTCATGGATCGCACCATCTCGGAAATGTACACTGTGGGTGGACTTGATCTCTTTGTGCACAAGTATTTGGGTCCACAGACTGGCGGCGAAGATTCGGCCACGTCAGGCAATTTTGATGCCACACAACCCATTTATGATGAACTCAGTCCTTTGAACATTCAGGACTTGCTGTTGCTGGAAAACCGGGACAGAATCTATGATCAGGATGTGTATGTCATGCGCGGGGTGTATCAAACACAGGATGTAGATTTTGACCTCAGTCAGTTTGGTTTGTTTTTGAACAACGACACTTTGTTTATTACTTTTCACTACAACGACATGATTGACAGTTTTGGTCGCAAGCTCATGAACGGTGATGTGCTGGAGGTGCCCAACCTCAAGGACTACAATCCTCTTAACACTGCAATACCGTTGCCCCTGCCCAAGTACTACATGATTCAGGACGCTGCCTTTGCTAGCGAAGGCTTTGCACAGACCTGGCAACCACACACCTGGCGGGTCAAGGCCACCCCAATGACCAATGCACAAGAAGTCAAAGACATACTGAAGTCTCCAGTTGCACCTGAAAACATCTGGGACGACGGCAACTTCTACCCCACTGGTTCAATTGTAAACCAAGGCGATGTGTACTATCAGTCTGTTCAAAACGTTCCAGCTGGTACTGCTATAACCAACTCTACATTTTGGCGTGAGTATACTCCACCCACTGCTAGTGAAGTGTTCAGTACCAGGACCAAAGATCAAGAGATCAACGATGCTATCCTCACACAGGCCGACATTGAAGTTCCGCTGTCGGGTTACGACAATCAAAAGTTCTATATTGAACCAACCACAGTAGACGGTGCTCCAGCCAACCCCACCAGTCTCACTGCTGACGGGACCAATACCACTGTGGATGGCACGCAAGGTGGTGCATCCACATCCCCAAGCAGTTTTGGATACACACAGGGTTACTTGACCGGAGACACACATGCTCCCAATGGCTTGCCCGTGACCACCGGTATCGCTTTCCCGCTGAATCCTGTCACAGGAGATTATACCTTGCGATTGGATTACAAACCCAATCGCATGTTTCGTTACGACGGCAAAAGATGGGTCAAAATTGAAGACAATGTGCGCACTGATCTCAACAACGGCCCAAATAACAAGACCCAACGCAGCAGTTTTGTAAATAACAATGACACAGTTAGAACATCTGATCGCGGTACAATACCAAGTCGTCAGAGTCTAAGCGAAATCCTCAAGCCCAGAGCTGACAACGGCGGTTAACACAATGAATCAAATGTATTTTTACGACGAACAAATACGTCGATTCCTACTACAATTTACAAGGATCTTTTCAGGATTCCAGGTAGAGTACGGCCGTGAGGAAAACAGTGAAAACGCTGCCCTGCTTCGGGTGCCTGTACGCTACGGCGATGCCAGTCGCAATGCTCAAAACATCATTCAGGAAAATAGTCGCAACTCTATGCCAGCCAGTCCCATGATGACGTTTTATATTTCTGCCCTAGACTATGATCGTCCTCGCATGCAGGATCCCACATTTGTAAGCAAGATAGCAGTGCGTCAACGCACTTACGATGAGTCCACTGAGACCTACGAAACCACACAAGGCAATGCATTTACTATTGAGCGTATCATGCCTGTGCCTTACAAACTGGGCATTACCCTGGACATCTGGACTTCCAATACCAATCAAAAGCTGCAGTTGCTGGAACAGATCCTGACCTTGTTTAACCCCAGTTTGGAAATTCAATCAACTGACAACTACATTGACTGGACCAGTCTCAGCATTGTGGAACTGGAATCCAACACCTGGAGTTCCAGAACCATACCTGCAGGTGCCCAGGACACCATTGACATTTCCACATTGAAATTCAATCTCCCCATCTGGATCAGTCCTCCTGCCAAGGTCAAGAAACTGGGTGTGGTAGAACGTGTGATTGCATCCATGTACGATGCTCAGGGTGATCTTAATAATGCAGTGACCAACAATGATTTGTTGCTGGGCACCCGCCAGGCCATTACTCCTTACAACTACGGCCTAGTGGTCATTGGCAATCGCATACAGTGTGTAAAACCTCAACTGGTGGATCCTGAATCCAACAGTAAATTTGTTCCTAATACTGTGCTGTCAGACAGCAATCTATTATGGCCCACAGTGATTGACGTGTACGGCACATTGAGACCGGGCGTGAGTCAATTAAGACTGGAGCAAGAAGATGGCTCCGAAGTAATTGGCACTATTGTACTAGATCCCAATGACGATCGATTTGTGCTGTTTACAGTTGACATTGACACACTGCCGCAAAACACCTTGGCACCAATTGATGCCATAATTGATCCATTAATCAGCGGACCACAAGAAGGACTAGACTCTGCTATTGACGGACAAAGATACCTGTTGATTGAGGCCACCGGCGATGGAGACAATCAATACAATCCGGTAGCTTGGTTGGGAGCCAATGGTAGGCCTTTAATTGCCAATGCCAATGACATCATTGAGTATCAAAACAATTTCTGGCGTGTGGTTTTTAGAGCTGCCGATGCAGCGGGCGGGCAGTACGTGACCAACATTACTACTGGGATACAGTACGAGTGGAACGGTACCAGTTGGGTCAAAAGTTATCAGGGCGTTTATCCCGGAGGCACATGGAAACTGGTTCTCTAAAAGCAGTGGGTGTTTGGTTTCGAAGCCTAGACACCCGTCGCTATCTTTATCTCTTGCGCAACGACGCCAAGCACCCAGGTGCATGGGGGCTTCCTGGCGGCAAACTAGAAGGTGCAGAAACACTACTGGGCGGCATGGAACGCGAATGTATTGAAGAACTGGGTAGTTTTCCAACATACTTGAGACTGATACCACTAGAAAAATTCACCGCACCCGACGGTGTGTTTGAGTATCACACCTGGGTGTGTGTGATTCAGTCAGAATTCACTCCCAGGCTCAATCACGAGCACCTGGGTTATGCCTGGATTGACGCAGGCACATTTCCCCGACCCATGCATCCTGGACTGTGGAACACAGTGAACATTGATGCTGTGCAAAAAAAGATCCTGCTGGTCGAGCAGGATCTTGTGTAGGCTTTAGGCCTGGCTTTCTTTAAAACTCAACTGTATTTCACCTGTTGGGCTTGTTTGTGTGGTCAATGCTGTGATCTGCACTGCCAACACTTCTGGACCGTTGGGATATGTACCTGTTCCGGGAATAGCACTAGTACCAATCTGTTTGACCGAACTCAGATCCAAAATACCACCCTGAGTAGCATTGATTGGAATAGCAAACAGTCGTTCGCCGCCGGAGATTTCAGTGGTCACTGCCAGCACCGTCAAGTTTAGGTCGTTGCCGGGAGTTGATCCGCCAAGTGCGTTGCCTAGAATTTTCAAGGTGTCATTGATGGCGTAGCCTGTACCTGAATTCTGTACTGAGATAGCAGTAGTGGTTGTACTGTATGTGGTGCCTGGTCCAGTAAGAGTCACTGAAATTACCGCGTTAGCCCCAGTTGCACTAGAAACTACTGTTGGGGTCAAATTACCAAATGTTCTGGAGCCTGACCGTACAATTTTGGTGCCTGATCTAGCAAAACCACCAGCGGTGTTTAGTGGAGCACCGGTCACGCCGCCTGTAGAACCGTCTTCATAGGCAGGTGCCACAGTGAACTGACTAAAGCTGGGCTGGAAGCCGCCACCTGCGTTGTTTAGACCCTGCCAACTGGTGTTGGCACTGTCAATGTTGTTGGGATTTAGAATACCTTCGACCAAATAACGTCCTGCACTGGCCTGCACGTTGAGACTGACCAAAGTCAGTTGAGAACGGTTGATCAAGTCTCGCTGTCCTAGGTCACCAATGATACCGTTGCTGACGCTGGGTGCCAGGCGCATGGCAAATGCCAACTGCTTTTCACCAACGGCTGCTGGTAAACCGTAGTTGGTTCGGTTATAAGTGTACTGGAACGCATCGTCAGCATCAAATCCACCGTCCATGATCACTGAGCTACCCCAGTGATTGACCACCGGAGTACAGGTGTTAGAGATCAAAATAACACCTGTGTTGGCATCGTGCCCAACTGCTGCACTACTGGTGAACGAACGATTTTGTCCCTGAATCCATTGTGTGAATGTGGCTGCGCGAGTACACCCTGTCAGAGTGTTGCCAGTCTTGCCTGAGTATTTGATGATTTCACTGTCAATCATCACAAACACAGGATATTCAACACTGGCTGCAGGGTAATCAGTTGCATCTGTTAATTCAATACTGGTCACAGCATCATTGATTGCACTGGCTAGACCTTGCACTGGTGTCTCGTTTATGGCTTCGTAGCGGGCTGGCAAGTTGCCTGAACGCATGTAAGCTTCGTAGTTGACGTTGTTGTTGGGCTTGCGATGCGCAGGTAACATTTCGCCGCCTTGAGTACGAATCATCCACTGCACGTAACCAGCGCCGTACCAGGAGTATTCAACTCCCAACATCTGCATGTATCCTGCATCCAAGGTGTAACCACTGGGACCAGTTCCATCCAGCTTGTCGATGTTGAAGTCTGGCTGGCGTACACGAATCTCTTGACGCAGACACATTTTTACTCGATTGTCATTTTGTACGCCGCGATAGGTGGGAACCACAGTCATACGCTGCTCACTAAGAATGCCTGTCACAGTGTGTGTCATGCCACGGATGATCACCTGATCACCGTTGTTGAGCTGTTCCTGGAAACGACTGGTGGCATCACCAACCACAAGGTTAGATCCTGTGCCCACACTCACCAATCCTGCCACTTGGAAGGTGCTTGAACGTTGTACCACATTGATAAATTGCCCATCGCACTCCCAGAACACACCGTTTTGATCATCAAAAATGCCTGCTCGTACAGCAGCACCGTGCCAGGACTGCACGTTAACTCTGGGTTGAGGAGCCAGTGCAGGAGTAACAGAACCCAGCACAACCTGGGCTTCAACTACAAATGAGGTGTCACTGATTATATCGGTAACAATGTATTGAGAGTTGTTGTACCCTGATGTGCTGACTCCTGATATTTCAACACCTGCCCCAGGATTGAGTCCGTGTTCAATATCAGTTTCCACTGTGATATTGCTGCCAATTGCGGTTCCGTCGGCACTGATGGCCACAATATCAAATGTGGGTTTCAGCATGGTACCAGATGTGAACAAGATTCCTTTGCCCGACTGATAACGAAAGTATTTTTTGGTTTGTCGAATAGCACTGGCACCGCGTGTGGGTGCACCTGAACTCATGATCACACCGCCGTCAAACGGTCTTGGCAAAAATACTGCACTTGACCGCACAAACACATTTCCTGTGAGTGCTCCGGACACTGCTGCACCAGGTTTGGCTGTGTAGGTAAAAGAGGTTGTGGTGGGCACACTTAGTACAAAACCGCTAAGGATACCATACTCGTAGTTGGTTCCACCAGTGAGGTTGGCCAAAATGGTGGTTCCAGGCACCAGGCCGTGAGCATACCGAGTGGTCACAGTGATGGTTGCAGGATCAGAGCCGTTGCCAGATATGCTGAGAATATCAAGTTCAGCACCTGTGAATGGATATGCCTGTCTCAGAATAGTGTCTGTGCGATTCAGCGGAAATCCAATGTCTAGTCCTGTGACTGCCACAAACGGAATAAATGCAAAGTTGTTGGTGTTGAATTCTTCGTCGGTCACAATGCTCACACCCTCAGCTTGGCTTTGTTCCAGGTTGATGCTGTTGACATAACCAAATTGAGTCACGGCGTGATCTGGGGCGTTGACACCCACAATTTGAAGGTCAGGATCAGTACCAGTGTTGTATACTCCAGTCATTCGCACAAACAAAGAACCCACACCTGCTGCAGACAAAGCATCATTGCCGTAGGCACTGCGACTGATAGTCTGAGCACCGTTGACTCCTGTACTGATAGCAGTGTGTTCAACTAGTTCAACGTTGCTGCTCAATCGTTGAATAATTGTACCTGTTGCAGCTGAATTGACTGAAGGTATGTTGTACCAACCTCGTGTTAGATCAAGAGTAGTGGCATCAGGAACTTCGATCACTGACGCTACTTCAATGTTGGGCACTACAAAAATAGCATTGCCTGATGTGATATTGACATTGCCGCTGTTGGTGTTGTTGGTCTGACGAATCACTGTAAGCGTGTTGGTGCTGACGTTGGTCACTGCCATGGTCTCATAGACATTAGCAGTATCTGTGGCCACAATCACATAGGTTCCATCCACAATGCCTGCAGCAGCAGCATTGGCCACTACTACTGTGGTTGTTGCTGTGCTGGTGATACTGGTGGCCACTGTGGTGCCGCCCGAGGTGGGTCTGGGGATAATTACCACACGATCACCAGCACTGAATCCTGTGGAACTGGCCACATGAAACTCTCGTTCTTGTGGGCTCAACACATTGGCTGTGAGACTGGTAGAAACCAAAGGCACAATGTTGCCTTGAGTCTGACTGATGATCAGTGCAAAGTCGTTGGCAATCCAGGCAGGAGTACCCGGGTTACTGAGTCTCACTGCTGTGTCCACGTTACTGGTAAGTGTATCGTCACCTGCAATGAACGAAGCATATCCATTGGTAGAAATAGCCAAGTCTGCTCCAGTGTCGTCGTAGAATCCAGGAATGTTGTTGTTGGTTGAAAAGTTTTGCCACTTGGTGTTTTGCAAGCCGTATTCAAAGTCAGCGTCAATCAGTGCAGTGGGATTGGACACTCGTTGACGCCCGATAGCATCTTCTCCAAATGACCAAGGTTTTGTTTGCAAAGTCTCACGTTCAACATAGATAGCAATGCTGTCGCTGCCGCTCAAAGTATTGGTGTTGAGATCTAGATTCAGTGTGGTTACACCATCGTATGCTGTGGGGAAGTCAGCAGTGACGGAGGCTGTGTAGCTCACTGTGCCGCCTAGAGTGACATCAGCAAAGTTGTAGATGTTGACGTTTTGAGTAGTGTCGTAAATGGCCAAAAAGTCCGACAAGCCATAGCGGCCTGGTACTTTGATTGTACCTAGGCCTGCTGTGCCTGGTGTGAATACGTAATCGTATAAGCGTTGTCTTGCCATTTTTATTAAACTCCAAATATAATTTGATTAGCTGTCAATCTAGCTTGAGTGTTGGTATCAAACTTGTTGTAGCTGATTGCTCCATCTGCAATCTTGCTGTTGATCACTGTGGCATCGCTGGGTGTGCCAGTATATAGCGTGTCTCCAAACAGCAGGGCAAAGAAAGGCGTGTTGTTGAGTGGGGCCACAGCAAAGCTGATGGTTGCTGCAGAGATGCTAAAATCCACGCCAGGATTCAGGGGCTCCCCGTCCAGCACCACCAACATGGCCAGTGCAGTAGGAGGAGTGAAGCTGACGCCACCCACTGTGATGTTGAAAGTTTGGGTACTGCCGTTGAACGTGAGTGCGTCCATTTTGCGGTACTGACCAATTTGAGGTGTATTACCTAGGTATGCCATTTTTGTCCTTACATTCTACCAACAACAATTTCAATTGTGCCAGTGTCGCCGTCAAAATCTTCTACAGCTTTGCCAATCACAGTGCCCATTGCTGGAGCGGCACAGGCTTGTGCGTGTCCGTTGCCAGCAGTGACCATCATGTCTCCCTTGCGTACCAAGCCTGTAACCCGAGTAGGCACACGTCCAGTTAGTGCCAGGGCAACAGCATGTTCGCAGTTCAAGGTTGAATTCATTAAGTGTGCTGGATGTGTGGATACTACACCTGCTACTCTGGCATCGCTAGCAATGCTGCTGATGGTAACTTCTTGAGCTCCACCAAAACTTAACACTGTACCTGGTGTGTAGTCTGCATCAGCACAGTACATTTCTGCCAAGTCAGCGTATTGTGCACTTGTGGCTTTGGCAAATATGGTGTTGAACGCACTGGCTGCTGCGCCAATGTTGCCCACGCCGTTTGATCCGGTTTTGGTTATGGAGCTTAAACTCACCAAACCAGCTGTGATCAAGTTGCCACCTGTTATGTTGCCAGTGGCCACAACCAGGCCGCCTGTGGTCAAGTTGCCGCCGTCTACGTTGGCTGTGACTGTGACACTGCTGAGTGTACCCACACTGGTAATGTTGGGCTGTGCTGCTGTTGTTACTGTACCAGCCGTGGTGGCGGCACCTGTCAATGCACCCACAAATGTAGTTGAAGTTACGCTGGTCAATCCTGCCACAGTGGTTACAGTAGCACCCAGTGTGAGTGCAGTACTACCCAGCGTAACTGCAGCGTTAGCCAATCGGGCCTGCGTCAATGTGCCGGTGTCTATGTTGGTAGCACTGAGTGATGTCAGCGCACGTCCGTTACCAGTTACTGCACCTGCAGTGTTCAAGTTACCACCAGTGATGTTGGCAGTAGTGATAATTTGAGTAGTCATGTTTAGACCACTGATTACGTTGCCACTTAGACTCAGTGTGCCACCTTGTATATTAGCACCAATCACGTTGGCTGTGGCGCTGACTGTACCACCTTGCAATAAATTAGCAGTGCTGATGTTGCCAGCAGCAATGTTGGCAGTGGCAGTGATGTTGCCTGTGGCTGTGATCAAACCTGCAGTTGAAATATTGCCACCAGTGACATTGCCAGTGGCACTGACAGAACCACCCACGCTGATTAGGCCTGTGGTCACAATATTGCCACCTGTGACATTACCTGCGACTGATGCTGTACCACCTGTAGCTATGTTGCCACCTGTAATGTTGCCAGTAGCACTCACAGTGCCAGCTGTGGACACATTGCCTACGGTTACTGTTCCAGTTGCACTGAGTGTGGATACTCCAGTCACAGCACTAGCACCAATGGTCACCCCTGATGTTCGTAAGTTGCCACCTGTGACGTTGCCTGCTACACTAAGTGCTGTGTCCGAAGTGTTGGCAATGGTCACAGTGGTACCAGTGTTAAATGTCACAGCACCTGTGCCGTTGCCTGTGATAGGACCCACTGCAATTGTGGTGGTTGAACCAACCGCACCCGATTCACCTATGCTGACTGTTTTGAGGTTGCCAGAAGCCACAGCACCGTTGGCCAAAATCAGACTCTGTGTTTCTGCTGATCTACCAATGTTAATAACACCAGTTTGGGCTGTGCCTCCTAGGGTAATTGTGCCTGTGGTCTGGCTGGTTCCCACTGCAATAGCCTGTGTGGTGCCCGAAAATGTCACTGCTCCACTGGCATTAAAAGTAACACCTTGCACCAAGCCTGAGCTGACAATGTTGCCACCTGAGATGTTGGCAGTGGTGGTAATTGCCGATGTAGTATTGATGGCTGTGATCACGTTGCCACTCAGGCTCAGGATGCCTGTGTTGACGTTGCCACCCGTGACGTTGCCTGACACACTGAGTGCACCAGCACTGGCAGTGATGTTGCCCACACTGCTGATAGATCCTGTGCTCACAAGATTTGCACCAGTAATGTTGCCCGATGCATTTATATTGGTTGCGGCTGAAAAATTGTTTCCAAACACATCGCCTGTGGCACTGACCAAACCTGCTGTTTTAATATTACCACCAGTGACGTTGGCTCCGGCACTGACCTGACCTGCTGTGGTCAAGTTGCCGCCGGTGACATTGCCTGTGGCTGTGACTCCTCCGCCTGTGAGCAGGTTGCCACCACTGACGTTGGCTGCACTCACAATATTGCCAGTTGCAGTAACAATGCCTGCTGTGCTAATATTACCACCTAGTACGTTGCCTGCAGCACTGATATTTGAACTTGCAGTTATTAATCCTGTAATACCTAGTCCTGTGCTACTGACCACACTGATTGTGACGTTGTTAACGTTGCTAACAATGTTGCCGCTGGCAGACGGAATATTTACTCGACTGTTACCGTTGAATATTTGTGTAGCGTCAGACGAAATTCCAGTCAGTGCTGCACCATTGCCCACAAAGTATGCTGCATTTACGTTGCCTGTTGCGCTTAAATTGGCCAACAACAGGTCGTCAAGTTCAAAACTGGGATCAGCAGTGTCTACAACTGTGGTAGGTTTGGTCAACAAGTTGCCAAACAATCGATATTTGCCATCTGTTACGTCACGAAAATACCCAGTGTATCTTGTGACCACACCGTCGTCATACTGAGATATTACACCTGTGTCAAAACTGTCTCCAGGGTTGGCGTTGGCCAAAAAGATAAACGGATCTTCTACTACCAAAGCATCGGTGCCTGTTGTGGTAAAAGTGCCGTTCACAGTAAAGTCGCCCACACAAGTGATGTCGCCGCCAATGTTGAGGTTGCCTAGTATTCCTGCACCGCCCGCCAGGGTCAATGCACCCGTATTGATGTTTGCGCTGTTGGTGGTGTTGGTTAGAGACACTAGACCGCTAGTGTTAATATTGCCTGTAATGCCTGCGCCGCCAGCAACTGTAAGAGCACCTGTGGTGTTGCTGGTTGAGTTCACGTTGCTGCTGAATTGCACACGATTGGCACCAGCCACAGTCACTGCCAGTGTGGTAGCGTTGGGCCAGTACAGGCCTGTGTTGTTGGCTGCTACACTGTACACAGCAGGTTCGCCCACTGTGCCTGCACCAAACGCATTAGCTGTGAGATCTAGACTGTTCAGCGCTCCTGCTCGGAAAGTGACTGTGATATTGTTGGTACCAAACGCAGGGGCTGTGGTAAACTGCATGGAAACGTTTTGTGCCACATAGTCCACAAACGGACGCTGCGCCACGTTGCCAATCATGACGTCAAGATCACTAGCTGACGCTATGCTACGTGAAAGAAAAAATTGAACTGTTGATGCATCACCACTGAAAAATTCAGTGCTGGTGTTCAGCAACTGCTGTTGTGGGTTAAGACCAATGTAACTCATTAGGTGATTTCCATTATGCTCATCACAGCGTCAAGACTTGAACTTGCACTGCTTTGTACAAACACTTTGTCTCCAGTGATCAATACCAGCTTCTGATCGCCGCCACCTACTACCAAACTAGACCCTGAACTGATGGGTGCGTTGACCACAATGTAGGTGTTGGCTGCACCAACGTCTTGAATAAACACGTTGGCTGTGATAGCACTACCTGTTCGATTGGTTACTGACAGTCCTACTACCACTGTGGTGGTACTAGCACCTACAGTGTAACTGCCAATTTCAGTAGCAGAAGTTCCGACTTGCCTGCTGAGTTTTCTTGTAAAAGTATTTGCCATTCTATTATCCTAATGCTATTGCCAATGCTGTTGCATCGTCTACTGTTGCCACTGGGTTTCCTGCAATATTTATGGAGGTTGTGGCCGCGATGTTGTTAGCCGATATATTACCAGTTGTGGTGATATTGGTTGTCATGTTCAGTGCGCTGAGCACGTTGCCACTCAAACTCAGTGTTGTGGCCAACAAGTTTCCGCCAGTGATGTTGCCTGTGGCTGTGATCAAACCTGCAGTTGAAATATTGCCACCAGTGACATTGCCTGTTGCGTCAATTACTGTGGCAGCAATATTGGCTACTGTGAGTGTGCTGTTGGCTGTGGTATATTCAAATCCGCTAACATCAGTCAACACTCCATTAGTACCTGCAATTACTACTCGAGTAGCTGTCAAATTGGATGCAATTACGTTGCCGCCTGTGACATTGCCTGTGGCCACAATGTTGGCTGAGCTAGAGATGTTTCCGGTGGCTGTGATCAAGCCACCAGTAATGATGTTACCGCCTGTGACGTTGCCAGTGATTGTAGCAATCCCTGCAGTTGAGATATTACCACCGTTGACATTAGCGGTTGAAGTAATATTACCAGTGGCTGTAATCAATCCAGCAGTAGAAATATTTCCGCCAGTGATGTTGGCAGTTGCTACCACTTGCCCGGCAGTGTTGATATTGCCACCGGTGATGTTGGCAGTTGCTACCACTTGCCCAGCAGTGTTGATATTGCCACCATCAATATTGCCTGTAGCAGTAATCACACCTCCGGTGCTGACATTACCACCTAAAACGTTGCCGCTTGCACTGATCACTGTGCCACGGATATTGCCACCGTTGATGTTGCCTGTGCTGACAGTGATGTTGCCAGTAACACTTAGTGCACCAGCAGCTGAAATGTTGCCACCGTTTTGTGTGGCTATATCTCCGCCTACTGTGAGTGCGTTGCCGGTATAGTCAAACACCAGGCCGCTGCGGCCGCCAAAAACTCCAGCTTCGTTAAATATCAACTGGCTGTTGGCTCCAGGTGCTGTGAGATTGCCTACCAAATTACCAATAAAATTTGTGGCAATCACATTGCCTGCTGCAGTGATGTTGCCTGCAGAACTTATCTGGGCAGTGGATGTTAAGTTTGCACCAGTAATATTGGCTGCTGATGTTATAGTTCCGCCTGCAGATATCAATCCTATAGTCAAAATATTACCACCAGTAATATTACCAGTGGCTGTAATTAATCCAGCCGTGCCAACGTTGCCACCTGTGATGTTACCAACTGCACTAACAGTGCCACTAGCAAACAACTGTAGACCAGAAACAGTATTTGACGTGACAATGTTGCCACCATCAATGTTACCATTGGCGGTAATAGTTCCACCTGTAACTAAATTGCTACCAGTGATGGTTCCTGCTGCAGATATCAATCCTGCAGTAACAATGTTGCCGCCGGTTATGTTACCAGCGGCCGATGCTGTACCACCAGTGGCCAAATTACCACCAGTTACTGTACCCGTCACACTAGCAGTAGTGGCTGTTATTGTTGTGGTGTTAACATTGTTACTAATAACGTTGCCAGTTGCACTCACAATTCCAGTGTTGACATTACCACCGACTATATTACCAGTTACTGATATATTGTCTGCATAAACATCGTCTGTATTGATTTTTAAACTGTCAATATTGCCAGTTGCACTGACATACCCAGTGAACACATTGGCAGATTGGACATTGCCAATTGCACTGATTGTGGTGCCTGATATTACGTTGGCCCCAGTTATATTTCCACCGGATCCTGATCCTGTAACAATATTTCCTGAGGATGATATAAATGCTGCAGTTAATGCTCCAACAGATGTTATGTTGCCGCCTGTTATATTACCTGTAACATTAAATGCACCAATAACATTGCCTGTGAGACTCAGGTTAGTAGTGTTGACATTGCCACTGGTAATATTGCCGGTAGCACTGACTGTTCCTCCGGTGGACAAGTTGCCGCTTATGATGTTGCCTATTGCACTGACTGTGGCTGCGTTCACTGCTCCAGTGTTGACATTGCCACCTTCAACGTTGCCAAGAGCAAACACAAAACCGCCTGTGGATACATTGCCACCAGTAACTGTTCCGGTTGCACTAACCAATCCAGCTGTGCTGATGTTGCCACCAACTATGTTGCCAGTAGCTGTTGTTGTTGTGGCCTCCAAGTTACCAATTACTGTGTTGCCATAGTTGTTGACTGTGACTATTTCGTTGCTGATAGTTACATTGGCCGCAACAATCATTTTTCCTTCTGAATTGTCGTAGCCCACAAATGCTGACTTTTCAGTGTCAGCGTAATACCAAAGTTGTTCGCCGCGATCTTTGCCATCATTGACAGTGAGTGGTGCGTTGTTGGCACCTCGTCCTAGTCCAATTATGGGATCTTCAACATTGAAATTATCTACGTTGATGTAGGTCACATTGCCGTTGACAATTAAATCCCCGCCTACCACAGCATTACCAGTTGTGTTCAGTGTAGCAGAATTGATTGCACCTGCAGTATTCAAATTGCCGCCAACTACGTTGCCAGTTGCTGAAACTGTGCCAGTTGTGACAATATTGCCACCATTAACATTGGCTGTGGTTGTGACATTGCCTTGTAGGCTAGCCAAGTTGCCTGTGTATGTGGGCAAGTAGGCTTCCACATTGGCGTTGCCATAACTAGATACTATGCCAGTTAATTGGCTACCATTACCAAAGAAGAAACTGCCTGTGACATTGCCCGTGGCACTTATTGTGCCCTGACTAGAAATATTTCCACCAGCAATATTACCAGTGGTAGTAACATTGCCAGTTAACGCCACCAAGTTGCCTGTGTAGGTAGGCAAAAATGCTGCCACTTCGGTGTTGCCGTAATTGGCTGGCAATCCAGAAATAAATGCACCATTGCCCAACAAGAAACTACCTGAGATGTTGGCTGTGGTAACAATGTTGGCTGAGTTGGTGCCAGATGCTAGATATGTGGCTACTTGAGCGTTGCCATAGCTGGCAGGCAGTCCAGAAATAAATGCGCCATTGCCCAGCAAGAAACTTCCCGAAATATTGGCTGTGGTTGTGACATTGCCTTGTAGACTTGCTAAATTGCCTGTGTAGGTAGGCAAGTATGCTTCCACTTTGGAATTGGCATAGCCTTCCGGAAGTCCTGTCAGTTGTGATCCGTTGCCAATAAAGAAGTTACCTGACACATTGGCAGTTGTGGTAACATTGCCAGTCAATGCCACCAAGTTGCCAGTATAGGTGGGCAAGTAAGCTTCAACATTGGTATTGCTGTACATGCCGGTCAGTTGCGAGCCATTGCCAACAAAGAAATTAGCGGTGATGTTACCGCTGGAGTCTCGCAACGCTAGGCTGTCAGCATTGGCCGCTGTTGACGGTACTGCTCCTAGCACACTCACAGCATTGACGCTGGCAAGTTGACTACCATTGCCCAGCACATAGTTTGCACTGACGTTGGCCGTGGTTATGACATTGCCAGCAAGTGCAGACAAGTTTCCTGTGTATGTGGGCAAATAAGCTTCAACATTGGTATTGCTGTACATGCCAGTCAGTTGACTACCGTTGCCCAGATAAAAATTAGCACTAACGTTCCCAACTGCGCTGACGTTGCCAGCAGTGACATTGCCAACTGTGAGATCACCATTGACTTCTAATCCGTCGTCAATGATCAGAATGCTTGAATCGTCGCTGGTGATGCTGTTGACAATCAAACGATCTGCATCAATGTTGCCACTCACTGTCAAATTGGTCAATGTACCAACACTGGTGATGTTGGGTTGTGCTGCTGTGGTCACAGTGGCTGCGGTGGCCACAGTACCTGTTACGTTGGCCCCTGTGATAGATGTCAGTGCAGAACCGTTGCCCAAATAGTAATTGGCAGACACATTGCCTGCAGTAACAACATTGCCAGCAATCACGTTGCCTTGTGCACTAACAACTCCTAATACTCCTACTGTGTTAGAATCAGCATTGTAGGTAAATCCTGCTACGGCAGCAGCATTGCCATTGGCGTTGAACAACACCTGGGTATTTGATCCAGGTACTGTGAGATTACCTGTGATGTTACCGGCAAAGTTACCAATGAAAAATCCTTCTGTGACAATATTACCGGTAGCGCTGACTGCACCTTGAGTTCTAACATTGCCTACGGCACTGACTGTTCCTGCAGTTGAAACATTACCTGCAGAGATATTGCTAGTGACACTTAGGTTGCCTGCAGCAATATTTCCTGTATTGGTCAACAGGTATGAAGCCACATTTGAATTAGCGTATGGAGCAGGCATGCCAGACAGTTGACTACCGTTGCCCAAAATATAGTTGCCAGTAATGTTGCCAGTAGCACTGATATTACCTATAACATCAATTCCAGTTGGAGTTGTAACTTGAACATTGGATACTCCGCCAACTGTGGTAGTTAAATTACCGCCCGAGCCTTCAACTCGTAGTACAGTGGTTCCGTTACCCAATTGACTCACTGCCACATTGCCTGTAAACACAATGTTGCTCAAGAAACCGCCGTCGCCAATGATATATTGGCCTGTTACGTTGCCTGCGGCATTGACGTTGCCCGCGGCACTGATATTACCTGCACGAACGTTGCCAGTGTAGGTGGGCAAGAATGCTGCTACGTTGGCGTTGGCATAAGGATTTACTGTGCCGTTGCCTTGCAGAGTAATTGTTCCACCAGTGGGCGTGGTCAGGGTAAAAGAATTAGCATTGGATTGTATAGTACTGTTGCCTAAATAAATTGTACTGTTGGACAGGTACAAGTCTTTCCAGGCGCTGTTTGCAGACCCCAAGTTGTATGTGACATTAGCCGACGGCATCAAGTTGGCAGCCAGAATTACGTTTTGACGTTGTACTGACACCACATTGGCGCGGCCATCAATGGTTACAGATACGTTGCCGTTGACCGCAGGAATAGCCACACTAGAGTCACCATTGGAGATGGCATTACCAGAACCGCCGCCAGCGATGCCTGTTAAGAAAGCACCGTTACCGTAGATGTATGTGCCGTAGATGTCACCAAATCGCATGTTGGCACTGCCAATGTCGTACACAGCGTCGACGCTGGGCATGATGGTGCTGTTGGATTGAATATTGCCTATGCCATTGGCGGCCAGCACTAGATTGTTGTTGACACCGGTAACGGTGATTGTGTTTCCGGTGATTGTGACGTTTGAGCCAACAGGACCAGCAGCATAAACTTCGGTAAAGTTTTCATTTACTGCATTGAACGCACTGCGTAGGGGTTCGCCAGTTCCATCATTGGCTGCGGCGCCAATATCAATTATTTGTTGTGACATAGGTATTCATGGTCCTCTGGTGTATTTACCAAAAGAACCGGAATACAAATTAGCCAATTCTGGTGTAGGTCAGGTGAGAGTTTGTTTTGACCACCACGTTGGCTGCGCTGGTTTGTGCACGAATTGTGACATCGGTATTGCCCGTGTGTGCAAATGTGCCGGAGATCCGCACAGTTCTTGCGTCAGTTCCGGTCATGCTCTGAGTGGTTCCAGTTGTGTTGCTGGTATTAGACGTTGCTGTAGCCCAAGCCGCTGCAGATGTTGTCTGTGTTTCTACTGTGTAGTTGCAGGCGCCGTTATCAAACAACACCGAAAAAGCAGTGGTAGTAGAGCCTTCAGGAGCCACGGGCATGTAGGCTTCAAACTTGTAGGCTTGATTTTCCAATGCTGTAAAAGTCAGCACACCCACATTGGCCATTGTGGCAGAACTGATGGTAAAATCTGTGCTTTGCCACACAATGTTTTCCACACCAATGCCTGTGCCGCTGCTGAGTCCTGTGATCACTGTGTTGGCTGCGCTGATTGTGTTGCCAATCACAGCATTTCCTGCCTGCACATTACCTGTGGCACTGACCATGCCTTGAGTAAACAAGTTGGATCCGTCAATGTTGCCTGTGGCAGAAACAGCAGCGTCACTCACAATATTGCCACCGCGCACGTTGCCAGTGGCAGTGACGCCAGCGGCTCCTGCTGTGACTGATCCAAGACTGGCAATATTGCCACCTGAAATATTGCCAGTCACTGTGACTAGGCCTGCTGTGGCAATGTTACCACCCACAATATTGCCTGTTGCAGTGGCCGAACCTGCGGTCAACAAGTTACCACCTGAGACGTTGCCCACCACATCCAGTGTGCTGGATCCGTACATGGTGCCGCTCACTGCCAGGGTGTGCAGGGGTGCAGCATTGCTAATGCCCACGTTGCCCACGTTGTCCACAGTGACTTTGGCTGTGGGTGCTGCTCCGTTGGTTGATGTTAAAATTTGAACGTTGGCATTTCCTGTAACACCAGATGCTACCGAACGAATACTAGCAGTAACTCTTGCCCCCGGGGTTGCGTCAGAAGTGAACCATTCTAGTGCTCCAAATACTTGTCCATCGGTTACAGTGGTATCTGTGTCTGTGAATCTAATGGTAGGTTGAGTAACACTGGCATCTCTAGTGATCCACACGTTGCCGGCAGTGTTTAGGTTAGCACCTGTAATATTACCTACTACATCTAGTGTAGAACCTGTGGCCACTGCACCTGTGATGTTAGCTGTTCCTGCTACATTGGCTCCTGCTGCAGTGACCACCACTACGTTGCTGACACCACCAACTGTGATCAAGGCGTTGCCGCTGGCCACAGGAATCTCAATTGACGTTGTGCCGTTGAATATCTTGTCACCTGAAATGTTGCCAGTCAAACTGGCGTTGCCACTCACAGTCAAATCGCCGTCGATGATCACAGTGGCAGCGTTGGCAGTTTCGCCTTGAAAAGTCACGGTGTTCGTTGCACCAATGGTTTGAATAATGAGATTGCCAGCAACACGCTTGTAGGTAGACATTTAGAGATCCTTTGTGTTATTTATGCGGTCAATAAAGTCTACCATGTCCATGTGAGCAAAGTTTGGTAGATTGACCAGTTCTGGGATATCAGCTGTGGTCGATCCTTTAACTCGTACAAATTGTGCTTGTGGGAAATCTCGGGCAACAGTGACCAATTGACGCACCCAGTTGCCGGTAAAAGTGGGGGTGGCCGATGATTTTTTGTAGAATTCTGAGTCTGCGTAGATGTTGTTGAAGTGCCCTGTGCGAGTCGGGCCTAGATCAAATCCTATCAGGTATATCTTTCTGCAGCGATCCACAGCAGCAATGCCCACTGCTGCAGGTCCTGAACTGAATCCATAATACTGTTGTGGTATACGTTGAGCACCCAGGTCTGGCAGGGGTTTTCTGGTGTAGTGCACGTTTTTTTTGCTGTAGCCTGATTCTTGTATGGCCCGGCTGATGGGTGCATCTGTGCTGACCAGCACAGATGGCTCAAACTCTCTAAACAGGGCGTTGCAGCCATACACAGGCGCCAGTTTGATCAACTGTGTTAAATCCAAAGCGTCACGGCTTTGCCCATTTCCCAGTACAAATGCTACGGTCATAAAAAAATCCTCCCAGTATGTAGCTGAGAGGATTCAGAACTTGATAAAATCAAGAAGTGTAGTTTTCTACGATGGCCAAATCCACACGGTTTTGTTGACCGCTGGCGTTGACTGCACCTGTGGTGCCCGATTTGACTTCGTAACCTTCGTCACTGAAGAAGTTCACGGCGTAACGCACTGGCGGATCACTGTAGTCCAAAGCAAAACGGTTGGTGAGTCGGCTGATCAACTGCGCAGTGCTGTCACCTGTGCTGAATGTGATGTTCATGTTGCCTTCGGTTAATGAGCTGTCAGCTTCGTTGGCCAACACGCATGTGCCCACGTCTTGCACTGTGCCTGTGCCTGCACCTGCGCCAGTGGCAGTAAATACATCACCCACAGCAGCACTTACGCTGCCGCCCACTGCTGCCCAGTTGGTGTCGCCCACTGTGAGAATACGATAGGCCTGGCCCACAACCATGCTTTCGTCGTTGACTGCAGTCACAGTGGCCACCTGATATTTGGTAGAACCTTTTTGTGTGATGATGTAGGCATCATCTTCGGCACCTGTACCGGTGATGAAAGCACGGCACTTGACCACTGGATAAGCTGTGGTAGCCACGCTGGCGTTGGCGCCGCCCACCACGCCCAGATACTCTGTGCCACCAAATGTAGTTGGATCTGAGGGATAGACCGGATTGGTCAGTGTGTCAATTGCGTTGAAACCGATATCACCGGTGGTAGATTTTTTAATTTTTAGAGGACGACCCATTTTGTTTTCTCCTTAAAGAAGTCCGATCGGGGTTCTAGCCCGTACGCTGTGGGTGTTAAGCTCAGCATAAGCCGCCGTATTGCGGACCCAGTATTTAGCAGAAATCTGGATATCGTGTGAACGCACCAGTAAATATGTGATGAATTCCAACGACCTAATAGAGCAAGGCAACCAACTCAGAGCCCAGCAAGAACCTGAACAGGCCTTGGCCTGCTATGCACAGGCATTTGTGGCAGATCCAGACAATGCTGCAGCATTCAACAACTACGGCAATGTCATGCGAGAACTGGGACACCCAGGGCGGGCAGTGCCGTTTTTGCAGCATGCGGCTGTGTTGGATCCACGAAATATTACCGCACATTTTAACCTGGCCATAGCATACTTGCTGATGGGCGACTATGCTCGTGGTTGGCCTGCTTACGAAGCACGTTGGAACTACGAACACTTGGCTGGAACTGAGCCTAAATTTGCACAACCTCGCTGGTCAGGTGAGGACATAAATGGTAAAACTATCTTGGTAGTGGGTGAGCAAGGGCACGGGGACAACATCCAGTTTGTGAGATTTTTGTGGAATCTGCATCAACGTGGTGCTCAGATCAAACTGCAGGTCACAGACGGCTTGATTCCGTTACTGAGCATAGGCGGTATCATATCGCAAGTGGCCGGTTACGGTGCGGACATGGGAGAGTTTGACTACTGGGTTCCCATCATGAGCTTGCCAGGTATCCTGGGCATCACACTGGATACCTTGCCTCGAGTGCAAAGTTATCTAAACGCTGACCCTGAACGTGTGCGAGCTTGGCACCAACGACTGGGTCCAAAAACTCGCATGCGGGTGGGATTTGGGTGGAGTGGTCGTCCAGACTCTTGGCTAAATCAACACAAGGCTGTGCCGTTTGATGCGATGCTGGAATTGATTCGAGCATGTCCCGACTACGAGTGGATTAACCTACAAGTAGATGCTAGTCCCGAACAAGAAGCTGAGTTGGACCAGTTGGGTGTGACACGATATCCCGGTAGTGTTCACAGTTTTGCTGACACTGCTGCCCTGATGCAGCACCTGGATGTGGTTGTGGGTGTGGACACTGCTGTGAGTCATTTGGCCGGTGCCATGGGCAGACCTACCTGGATCATGCTGAATGCTTATGCCACAGACTGGCGTTGGCTAACTGATCGGGATTCGAGTCCCTGGTATTCAACTGTGCGACTGTTTAGGCAACCCCGTCGTGGAGATTGGGCTAGTGTTACTAAAAAAGTTGCTCAATATCTCTCGTGGTTCAAGGTTTGATGTGTTATAATTAAAGCTTGATCGCCAGGTCGTTAAACTATATTATTGGACCTGCACTTCTCCTAGCCTGACCAGCATGGATGTGCAGGTTTTATTGTGGGTTGATTTAAGTGGTGATCACAATGATCTCGCCAGTGGTGGGATTGTAGTACATGGGCGAGAATCCTGCAGGCACCGAGCCAGAATCAGGTGCAGCAAAAGTCACATTGGCCACTGCTCGCACAGGTTTCACTGTGAATGTGTTGGCTGTGGTTTGATCTAGTGCCGAGCCAGTGGCGTTCAGGATGATTGAGTTGTTGGCTTGTGAGGTTTGTCCAGCCTGACGGCCAATGGCCACAGCAGCATCGCCTTGTGCAGTTTCACCGGCCTGAGCACCAATGGCTACTGCGTTGTCGCCTTGATTTTCTCTTCCAGCCTGGTAACCAATGGCCACTGAATCTTCACCTTGATTAGTCTCGCTGGCCTCTAAACCTATGGCTATTGCACCACTGCTTTGCCCGGCAAATCCGGCTTCTTGACCAATGGCCACTGCGTAGGCACCTTGTGCGTTGCCAGCTTCTCGACCAATGGCCACACCACCTATGCCTTGTGAGGTTATGGCAGCTTGAAAGCCCAAGGCCACTGCATAGTTGCCTTGTGATGTTTCACCAGCTTGTTGTCCAATGGCCACTGCCTGGACGCCTTGTGATGTTTCACCAGCATTATCACCAATTGCCACTGCACTAGCGCCTTGACCGGTATAACCAGCATTGTTGCCAATGGCCACTGAGTTGGCACCTTGTATTTCGTTGCCGGCATATTGACCAATGGCCACCGAGTCGGTGCCTTGTGTGGTTTGGCCACTACTGAGTCCAATGGCCACTGATCTAGAGCCTTGTAAAGTTGCTGCAGTAAATGCACCAATGGCCACGCTGTACTGGCCTTGAGCATCAAATCCAGTTGAGACACCAATGGCCACAGCACCAGAGCCTTGCGTGGTGTTGGCGCCGGCATTTTGTCCAATTGAGATGGCTGCAGCACCTTGACCACCTTGTCCCGCATACTGGCCCAGGGCTATGGCCGCATTGGCCTGACCGTCAAGTCCAGCATTTTGACCCAGGGCTATGATGGTGGGCCCTGCAGCACCTGTTTTATCGTTTAATAGTGCCCAGGTTGTTGAGTTACCAAAGTATGTTTTTAAGTTTGTGCCAGAAATCTGCTGGGTGACTCCTGCTGCCACCACAGGAATGACGGCTGCGTCTGTCATGGTCGACAGGCTGGTGAGTTGTGATATTTTTATATTTGCCATGTGGTTATTCTGTTGTTAAGTCGTCGCCTGCTTCGGTCTGCAGGTCCAGCCCTGCTTCGGTGATCAAGAGCATGACGGGTTGAGGTATTGCTGACTCAAAGGTCAGGCCTGCTGTGATGGTGATACCTGGAGTGATTTCAATTGGCATAGTCTGGTATTTATGGCTTTTGGCCACAGTTGGCTCCGTGCCTGTGGAACCATCCTGCGGCTATATCTCGGCCACAGTGCTCACAGTAGAGCTTGGGTCGACGTTGGCCGCGCACTTTTTCTAAACGTTTAGCAATTTCACTAAATTAGAATAACATATTACAAAAGAAAAGTCAACAAAAAAGCACCCGAAGGTGCTTTTTTGATTGCTTTGAAAAAGCCTTGCAGTGATTAGCTGAAAGACAAGTTTTGTACAGCAATTTCTCCGACGTAATCTCCAGCGTTACCAAAACTGCTTGCAGTATTGGTGAGCTCGATGTATCCGTAGCGGGTCATGAAGCTCACGACTGGTTCGAATGTGCTTGGATCCAGCACAACACCGCTTGACATCAATGGGATGTATGGGCAGTAGAATGCAGGAGCGTCAGCTTCTGAAGAGCCTTTGTAGCCAACCAGAACTGGTGTGGTGTCGCTAGCATAGCTGTCAACAAACACTCTCATGCTACCGTTCAAGGTACCCACAAACTTGGTGTTTGTAGGAGCTTCGAAGGTGCCTTCTGTGGTGCGAGCAAATGCGCTGGTGGTAGCACTTTGCAACACTGTGAGTGCAGCACTACTGACCACAGCGTAGTTACCAGCGCCACGACGTGTACGCTGAGCAATCAGGTTAGCCACACGGTTGATCAGCACAGCCAGAGCGGCGTGTTCGTCACCAACGAATGTAGCAGTACCAGAAACAGTAGCTTGGTTGTAAGTGAACTCTGTAGCAGCCAGACTACGCAGGCTCAACAGGATCTCTTGGTCAATTTCAGCT